CAACACAGGCCACATGCGCTGCAACATGCCCACGGTTGATGTGATGACTTCACCAAGCCACGTCAGGCCGTTCACGATCAGGTCATGGTTAGCTTCCAGCAGGCCCACGAACTTGTCCACCAGATCACCCATTGCAGGGGCGAATCCAACGGCAACCATATTTTGAATACCCTGCATGCCGAACTTCAGAATGCTTAGTGAGTCGTTATATACACCTACCGCATCAGCTTGTTCTTGCGTGACAATGCCCAAACGTTGCGCATGCGCACGCAGACTATCAATTTCCTCACCCGTCAGACTCAGCATTTGAATCATGGATTGATCAATGCCCATCTTGTCCAGGACGTTCATTTTTTCAGCTTGCGACATTCCGCGCATGCTGTCGGTCAATTCCATGATTATGGTGTCAGCGGCCTTGATGTGCCCGTTTGCGTCACGGAAAGAAATGCCCAGCTTATCAACCATTTCCTTTGCGGGGCCACCACCTGTCTGCACGTATTCACCAGCCCGTTTGCTGACTTTCCGCAATGACGCAGAAACAGCATCCAGACTGGAACCGTTGGTAGTAGCGGCAAACCCGAGTTCTTGAATTGCTTCAACCGCTACGCCCGTTTCACGGGATAGCTGTAACATTGGGTCAATGGAATCAAAGACACTGCTTGCCCAGGCAAACATTGCACCAGCCGCCGCAGTGACGCCTGCTGCCATTCCAGCCAGCAACTTGATGGAAGTATCAAGACCAGTATTGAAGTCCCGCTGTGGCTTTAGGTCGCCTTCAAAACTAAATCGGGTGACAACTTCGTTAACGACCGCCATTTCGCGCATTCTCTATTTTGTAGTGTTCAATGTCCGCCGTGATCATTTCAAATTCGATAATGTCCAGCAGTTCAGGTGTATCCAGCGCCTTCAGTTCCGCCAGCGTTCCGTACCCTGCCTTAACTAGCGCAAGGTACGTGAACATTTCATCACTTACATTGGTTTCTTGGATGAAGTTTTCTGCACCGCCACGGCTTGGGATTGTGAGGCGGTAACGCTGGCGGGCATGAAAGGGTAGCTGAACACCGCCAATGCAGTAGTCACGAACATTAGATAGTCTTGCGGGTTTTCGTCCCAATGTTCAGGCAGCTTTGCCAGCAAGCTATCGTCATAGGTGACATGCGCATTGATGATCTGTTTTTCCAGACTCTTGAAAAGCGGGTCAACAAGGAAACTGTGATTGCCCCGCTTGATTTCATGCTGGATGGAAGTGAAGTACGCGAAAACAGCCTTCCGCTGTTCATGGCGCATTTTCAGAAAGTGGTATTCACGCCCGTTGATTTCCGCAAAGCCGTCTTCATAAACGGCTTTGATCATATCCATGCCTTGCTGTTCTTCAGTAGTTCGCATGTTCAAAAGTCCTTACAGGTTACGTTTGGCACGGCGGAACTGAATGGTGTATTCCATCATCTCGTTGCCTTCTTGGTTGTTCTTCGTGTCAGTCGGCTGCTTGGTGAAGCTGCCAGCATCCAGCGTGTAGGACTCCGTGAAGTCGCGCCCATCACGCTGGAATTGTTCCTTGGCAGAACCGTTGATGACCACGGGAGTGGAACTGTTCACCCAACTTTGCAGCAGCACGTCATCAGAACCGTACTTCTGCACACGTACCACCAAATCGTACACATCACCGTCCATACGGTTGTTGATGTTGACGCCAGTGGCCGAATTGACGCGGCCAGTCTTCGGATTGACAGGCGTCAGGGTGATGAAGTCGCCTTCGGCAAATTGGGTGATGCCAGCGCCGTTCAGAATCAGCGAAGTGCTGTCAGCGGCCAGTGTAATTACACTCATGGGTCAGTCCTTACAGATTGAAGTTGATGATTACGTCAGCGCTGTGGATTGCACCAGCGTTCTTGACGGCTGCTTGCAATACAGGCGACTTGCGTTCTTGACGGTCAGACTGCGGCTGATCTGCCAGACGGCCAGCAATCCAGTAGAAACCGTTTTCCTCAATGTTGCGCAGGAAGGTTTCAATGTCGCTAAAGCTGTCAGGGCTAGACCATGTGCCAGGGGCGAACACGCCAGCACGGACAAAGCCGCGTGTGGTCTTTTCACCCTGGTCAATCAGCTTGTTTACGCCGTCACGGGTTTGGGCAATCTTAGTGCCAGTCAGCTTCAGCAGATTGAACATGTCCGTTTGCACTGCGTCAACAAACGCTGTCAGGTTGTAGACGTTATCAACAAAGTCGTTGGCGTGACTGGTCAGCACTACGGGCACGTCCTTGACGCTGGTGTAAATGTCCAGTCCCACACGCTTGGCATTGTTGATTTCGGTCTGGCTGTATTCTTCAGCAGGCACGGCCAACGTCTTCAGGTTCATCGTGATGGCGCTGTTTTCAGCGTTGAAGTTCACGGTGTGCGTGCGTGCCATGTAGGTCACTGCCAGCTTGCGGTTGCCCGTCTTACTGTACAGGCAACGGAAATTGCTTTGACCAGACAAGCGCACTTGCCAGACAGGGTTATCCGTGCTGATGGTCAGGTAAGCTGCACCAGTGAACACGTTGTAGAAAATGACACTGTTCGCGCCTGCCCATGCGCCGATATTCGGCACTTCGTTATCAAGCACGCGGTCAATGAAACACACGCCCTTGTAGTTCACTTCAGCCTTCAAGGCGCTCAGTGCATCAAGCTTGGTTTCGGCTGGCAGGATTTCTTCATCGAAGCCTTGACGCAGGAACGCACCAGACCCGTCAGACAGTCCCAAAATGTTGCCGATAAAATCACCCGCACCTTCTTCAGTGAAGAAGCCCAGGACGGACGCTGCGCCCGTGCTGCTGCTGGTAAGAATGAAGCGGCCATTGTCATGCACGAATTCAGCGCCTGCAATTTCACCATTGATCAGCGTTGCAACATCGTCAAAATCAACAGCAGTGCGGAAGTCCAGACTTGCAACGGTTTGTTCGATGCCGTCAACGTCAACGACAAAGGAACCGTTGCTGATGGCTTGCAGCGCCTGCATGGTCAATGCTTCTTCCAACTGTGACCCACGCAGAACAGCAGCGGTTGCCGCTACGGTTTCAGCAGCGCCACGGTGAAAGCCGACAATCAGCGTACCGCCGAAGTTGACCGCGTTGGGTTTGGTGTCAAAGAACACGTTTGCATATTGCGATACCGAACTTGCAGTACCCCAATCCGCTTCAACGGCTTTACTGTCACGATATGCACGATAGCGTTCAGCAGTGGACAACACGCCCTGTTCACTGGTCATGATGGCAACCACGTTCATGTTGTCACGGGCTGCTGCTTGACCTTCGGGAATCAGGGCCACGTTAATGATATTCGTGATACTGGCTGACATGGGTTTTCCTCAATTTGATATGAACTCAACAACCGCCGTATCAATCCTCAGAACATCAAGAACCACGGACGGGCTATATTGAATGGTTAATTCAACCTGTACTCTATTACCATACTGTTGACCCGTCAAAGCCTTCACGTCTGTAACCTGACTGACAGCGCCCACGGTAATAAAATACTTCTCTTGTAAATCTAAAGCCTTGTCAGACTTCAGCAACAGTTGCAATTTCTCAGCGTTAGTGTATGCGTTTGTGCCGTAAAAATCCAGTGTAACAGCTTGCCGCATGCGGCTGGATATGGTCAGCTTTTCTGCAATTCCATCATAAGACTTGCCGCGTGCAATCGGCTGCGCTGGTGCTAGTGAATCAATTGCAATGTAGTCAGTATCGAATTGGTCACGGGTAATTCCTTCCCTGCCGATCTTAATCAATTCTTCAGGGTGCGGTAGCAGGTCACGCACCACCCGCGCCAGCATGATCAACTGCGGGGCGCTCATGGTGTCACCTCGATCACTGGCCGCTGTGTGGCTTCGCACACGGCTTCACAATACCCGTAGTCAAGCCAGTCTTGTGACTCGACAATCTTGTAATCTTTGCCACGGTGCTCCACGATTTGCCCAAGTTCCAACAGTTCTTCACTATGCAGGGTAATATGTGGCTGTGACCAGTCCAGGGTATCAGCATTCAGCTTAGTCTTTTGTGTCGGCTGAATCACTGCGTCAACCTGCTTGCCAGTCACTACGGTTACTTGCTGGAAGTCCACCGTGGCGGTAGTGACGGTCTTGACCAACACAGGCTGCATCCAGCCTTGCAGTGCGTCTGCTACGTTGGGAATCATTTTTCAATACTCCATGTGATTGCATTTCGCAGGATACCAGACCAGACCAAAACGGTCGTCTTTCCTGCTTCTTCTTTGATTTTCACGGTACTGTCAGCAAGGTCTGCCCACTGCCAGAATCCGTTGCTTCTGAACGCTTCACGGCTGATATTCACCGCCTTGATGCCGATCAGTTCCAGTGCGTCATTGGCAGTGCGTGTGCCAGTCAGTACGGCTTGGAACTGCACGCCAATATAGCCGTCAATTTCCTTGCGCTTCAGGTCAAACGGCATACGCAGGAATGACCGCGCTGGCATGTGTTCCGTTCCATACTCATGTCCCGCGCCTATCTGCATGATTGAAGTGCCGTCACCGTAAATCTTGTCGCCCACCTTGTCAGATGGCAAACCCACTTTCACGCCTGACTTTATGGCCTGCTCCAATTCACGCAGGTAGTTGTCCATTGTCTTTTTAGTTTCTTCAGGCGTCATACCGTACCCCAAACAAAAAAGCCCCGACGAATCGGGGCAAAGGCATCACACAAAGTAGGCGCGTCTTCGTGTGCTGGTTAGGAACAAGTACGCTTGCCCGTACTTGGTTGCCCCGAAGAAGTCAGTCAGGTTACTACCGTTGGCGGTTGCTTCAAATCCAACTGACACGCTACCCACCGCCCTGCTGCTTTGCTGACGGACGGACGATGGCCCTTTAGATTGCGCCATAACCATCAAGTGCGCCAGCAGGTTCAGGATGATTTCCTTATTGCACGCCGTGTACGGTCGCCCGTAGTAGCACTGCCACGCGTTTTCCAGCGGGGGGAAGTATTGATTAACGACCTCATTGCTGAATTCTGGAAAACGCGCCTTGAAGTCGTCAATCAGCATGTCAGACTTCCTTCAGCAGCCCGATTTCCAGACCGCGTTCAATCTTCTGCATCAGATTCTTGTCCGCTTTCTGTTCTTTGGTCAACTGCACGACTTCATCAGGCTTCATTCGCAGCACGCCGCCAAGGTTCAGATCTCCTTTGCGCACGTTTTGAATGCCGCCCTGTTGTTCGGCAGGCTTTTGTTTTGCGCCACGGCGGTTGCTGGTGGTCGGCTGTTCTACTTCTTCAACGGGTTTCTGATCTTCGTTTTCATTGAGCATTGTTACGTTTCCTTTGCGCACGTTTTGAATGCCGCCCTGGCAACAGGGCGGCACGGATTACAGGCCAGTGAGGATGAAGCCGCCAGTGTCTTCAAGAACGTCAAGACCCGCAATGCGGTACTTGCTGTCTACTTGATAGTCAAAGCTACCTAGCTTGATGATTTCACCGATGGTCAGCGGCTGCGGGATACGCATTTTCATCACTTCGCTGTTGTTGCTGTAAACAACCGTGGTGGACACACCGCCAGCGCCCGCATTAGCGGCGCGGAAGCTGGACATGAATTCCACGTCAGGGAAGTTTGCACGCAGTGCAGCCAGGACAGACATGGAACCACCGGCAGTGTTCAGGATGGTAGCCTGAAGCTTGTTCAGAACTGCCACACTGGTGATGACGCGGTTGCCGCTGTATTCAGGTGTGTTGTTCACTGCGTTGCGTTGTGTAGTGATTGCATCACCGATTGCCGAATACATTTGCTCAGGCGTCAAGGTGCTGATAGCAGCGGACGTGTCACTATCAAAGCCGCTGTAGTTCAGCAGACCTTCGTTGCCGACGCCACCAGTCAGACCGATTGCATCAACTTCACGCATATAAATGCTGTTGTGCGCCTGAATGTAGCGTTGTGGCAAGTTGATGTTCTGCAACTCAGCTTCACGGATTTCCGAATCAGTCCACTTGGAATGTGATTCACGTTCCACAACCTTCAGGAACGAGTCTTCACCAGCAAGGCTGATTTTACCCTTGTCGCTGGACGAATCGCCTGAAGTGGTGAATCCACCCGTGTCTTGCAGACGCAGCGACTGGATGCGACGTGCGTAGCCACCGCTGTTATCGGCTTCAATGCCACTGTTGATCAGCGCCAGTTCGGGGAATTTCTTCTCGAATACACGCGGGTCAATGGCGGTCAGATTGCGTGCCAGCACCGTGCCAGCATAGGCGTCAGTGAAACCCTGCTGGCGGCTCGCAGAATCGCAGAAGGCTTCAAAAGACGCCAGATTGTAAAGGTTACCAAGCTTCATTGTGTGCGCTCCTATGACTTAAAGACCAGCCATGTGGATAAGCCACACGCCGTCTTGGATTTCTTCCAAAAATTCTGCGTTGGTTGCGACACCAGTTGCAGGGTCTTCCCCGGCTGCACCATCTGTAGTCTGTGCTTCCCCGGTAGCCATGTTGGCAAAGACCTTACCGAAACGGACAGGGGTTTGACCCGCTGCCACTTCAACGGAACACAGACCTTGACGCATGTATTCGATGTTGGAATACAGAGTGTTATCAATGGTCGCGCCGTCTTCAACAGGGCCAGCCGCATTGCGCATGACCACGCCTGCGACAGTTGCACCAGCGGTGATTTTCTTGATCGAATCGGTTGCAGCGTCATACGCGGCAAACACACCGACGATCAGGCCGTTTTCAAAATTGGAAGCAGACAGAATGATGTTGTTGCTGCCGAAGCGTTCACCCGCGCCGACTTTCTGCGGGTCGCCCAGGTATCCAGTTGCAAAAGCCATGATTACAGCTCCTTATCAGCTAGTGAGGAAAACTTACCAGTGAACGCCGAAGCATCACCAAACTTGCGCAAGTCGGAACCTGTCTTCTTCAGCAGCTTGAATGCCACCGTCAATTCTTGGTCGCTGAATTGCTGTTTACCGTGTTCAATGGCAACCGCGTCACGCATGATCTGCGTTGTGGATTTGCCAGTGAATACGTAGGATTCATCAAGGAAGCCGCGCGCTTTTTCAATGACTTCAGTGTGGCGCTTCACGGCACCAGCAACTGCGTCCTTGAACTCAGCACTGTCAGTGACAGGCACGGTGGGTGCTTCGTCAGTGACTTCTTCCTTTTTGACGATTTCTTCATCCTTCAGTTTTTCAGGGTCTTCATCAGCACCTTCGATGGTGTCAGCCGCTGGTGCGGTTGCGCCCGTCATTGCGATGATTTCCTGAAGCACAGGCATGATTTCCTGAAGTTTGTCCATAGGGACAGACTTCAGTGCTTCAGGCAACTGCTGCGCAATTTCCACGATCTGTTGCAGATTGGGCTGGCCGTCCGCGTCCGTGAAAGCCTTGTGCAGTGCTTCGACTGTCTTACGCTTTTTCAACATTGTGTTTACCCCTTCAGGCATTTTGTCAATAAAAGAACAGGCTGCGCCACAACGGCCAGCCGTTACCACGGCCAGATGATGCGGAAGCAGGTCAATCTGCTCAAAGTCATACCGATCATGCGGCACCAGTTTACCAAAGTATCCCAGTGATAGCTGCCGCTTGCCAGTATTTAGCGCCCCGCTTATCGCGTCCGTGATCTTGATGCGGTTACGCAGTGCAAGATGCGCAGTCGTATCAGAGTCAATGAAGTCAATAATTTCCGAACTCAAAACCGAACCAACGGGGTTTGCAACGTCCGTGTCAAGCGAAACGTGTTCATCCGTCAGCGGAACCCCAGGCATTGATTCATTGATTTTCGCAATGGTAGCAGGTGAACGGTAAACGGTGAATAATTTGTCAGCGGGTTCTTGTCCGATTTCCGAACCAAGATATTCAATCACGCCGTCACGCACTGAAACGGCAGACTTTTCCTTATCGTCCCAAGTCACTGAATCAGTGAAGAATGCTAAAAGCGCTGTCATGTTGAATTTCTCTATTTCCTGTTATACGCGAGTCTACGCGCAAAATGGGGATTTAATCAAGTTTCATCAGGCAGAATGTACCGTGCCGTACAGCGGCAATTATGGTCTACACCTGGAATAAGGTACTTTCCATCAACGCTGGAATACAAGCCTTTGGACAATTCGAACCGTTCACCGTCCCGCGCTGCATGGGACGGACGCACGCTGTCATCACCTGCCGTTTCCCATATCGCTTCAACTACGCCAAGTTTCTGCACCCTGACTTTAGCCGTGACGCTGTTGAAGTTCTGAATCTGATTATGCGCAAGATACTTGGCGTGACCCTTGCGGGTTTCAGCCACTTCCTTGAACTGCTTCATGATCGTTTCAAGACTGTCGCCGTTGGTCATGGCAAACAGGGTATTGTTGGTGAATGTTTCCATTGTTTCATCACGCAACTTCTTCACCCACTGCGATGTTTCCAGAATCAAAGCATTAACCGTGCTTTTCATTCCTTCACGCGCCAGCAATGCTTTGCTGTTGATACCGATTGCCTTTTCAACGGCGGCATACAACTGCTTCTGCTGGCGCTGGTCGGTCTTGCGCAGAATGTCAGCCACCATTGCTTCAATGCGTTCATTGTTGAACTGCTTCTGAATCTTGCGCCGCACTGCGTTGCTTAAACGCAACAGTATGCGCGCGTAATTGCCAGACTGCGGGGCGGCGTCTTCAAACTTTTCCAGCGTGCCTTTGTTCATGGCCTTCAGCACGCCATTGTCAAAACGCTGGATGATCTGCTCGACAATGAAGTCAAGCATTTCTTCAAGTTCGTTTTCTTGCGCCCGTGGGCTGCTTGGCTGATTCACTTGTTTAGTCATCGGGGAACATTTCCGCAAACGGGTCTTTCTGCAACAGTTCATTGTTACGCAGATAACGGCGGTAGTCTTCACCCATTTCCCAAAGCGCCTTAGCGTTCGCAATGGCCTTGGTTTCAAACTCCACGCGCTCCAATGCACTGCCGCCCTGATTTTCTGCAAACTCCACTGCACCCATTCCACAAGCGCTGGTCAGGTCAACAATCGGGTCAAGCAGATAATCGAATTGCAGGTTTTCGATAGTGTCCTGAAACGTCTGACGCTCCTTCTCACCGCTGGCATTCAAACCCTTGACCGCTTCACCCACCAGCACGGTCAGCGGGATGCCTGTCACCAGTGCCAGACGGCGCAATGTGATCTGATCAACGTCTGCCAGATTTGTCAGTGCTTGCGCCACGCTGATAACGTCATCTTCAGAATCAATAATGCCGTCACCGTGAATGCTACGCAGGTCAGCAAGGATGCTGTAGTAATCAATCAGTTCCTTGTCCTGTCCTGCCGCAAGTGATTCCTTGAAGCCCTTGATTTTGTGGAACACCGTGGCGTTCTTCTCCACGATTGCGCCGCTGGCGCGTTCCACGATTCCATCATTGATGATCTGATTGCGAATCAATTCAAATTCACTGACGCCGCCGTATTTGTACAGTGCTGCGTCCTGTTCTGCTGGTTCAACATACGTGAAGTCAATCACCCTGGTGTAATGGAACTGGTAGCCATTGACGCTGTAAAACTTCGGCTTCATGTACCGTGCGTCATTCAGGTCAATACTGACTTCCAGCGGGGTCACCATGTCGCCACTGAAAACGCTGAAGCGGGTCTTGGTCATGTCCACTGGACGGGTGCGCGGGGTGTTCAGCGTTTCACCGCGTTCGTTCATCACGATAATACCGCGCCCGAATGCCAAGGCGAACTTGGCGGCACGATTCACCGCACGCTTCAGGTGACGGTTGTAAAGTTCTTTCTGTGTGTCGTCTTCAAAAACAAGCGTGTCATTCAGTGCATAGCCGATTTTCAGACGAACAATCTTACTGCCCAGGCCAGTGACCAGCAGCGCACGCATTTCATCATCCGCCATTTTGTTGCGGCGGATGATGTTAGTGGCCTGCACATTGCGGCGATTGGTGATCTGATTCACCACATTCACTAGGCCGTCTAAAAACTTCATAGCAGTTTTCCGTAATTGATCGTTGATTTTTCTATCAGCATGTGTTGAACCGCATCCATTAGCGGGTCAATTGTATCATCATGCGCCCCGTTTGGGAATTGTTCCGCTTCAGTCAGAATGTCAGACAGCCAGGACGCAAGTGACGGGTCAGGCAAAACCACATTGCCGACTTCGATTTGTGGCACTACGTCCATCGCCCTGCTTACCTTGTCGATATTGCGCGGCATACCTTCAACGGGAATACCAGGGCGCAATTGCTGAATCAGGCCCGTGCCGCTGGACTTGTCTTCAATCATCATCTTGCGCAGCAGACCCATGCCACCAGCGCGCCCCTGGTGCTTCTGCCAAAATGCACGCGCCTGAAGCAGCAATTGCGGTGCTTCCCATTTTCCGCGCACCATGTCCAGCAGGTAGATACGATCATCAGCGCCAAGCCCCCAACACTGGAACACGCTGAAGTCATTCTGTTCTTTTGTCTTTTGTGCAGTGTCGGCAAAAATCAGACGGTGCTTAATGACGGGCAAAGCCGTGTAGAACCGCCACCATACTGTTTTGAAAATGCCGCCCCCGATAGGTGCAGGCTTTTGCATGTACTGCCCTGCGTAACGATATGTATTGGTCTTCTCCAAGCGCTGAAGGTCGGCAATGGGAAACTGTTCAGGCCAGAATGATTCATCATCCACCACGGCGGGGATGTTCAGGTGTTCCCATTTTTCACCGTTGCCGCCTGCCAGCAGAAAGCCGGACAGGTCGTTTTCGTGCAGGCGCTGCATGATGACGATGATGGGCGTGCTGGTGCTGTTCTTGCGGCTTTCCATTGTCGTGCTGAACCAGTCAATGACGTTCTGCCGCATGGTGTCACTGTTGCCTTCCCCCGCCTTGTGCGGGTCGTCAATGATGATTGCGCCCTTGAACTGGTCACCCATGCCACCAGCGCCATAGCCCGTGATTGTGCCGTCCGCGCCCGTGGCATAGACGATGCCGCCAGCAGCAGTGCGGAATTCATCCTTTGCGTTACTGTCGCCCCTGAATTCAGGTTCGCCGAATATCTCCGCGTACCGCTCATGCTGCATGACAGCGCGTGCGTTGTATGTGTTGTTTGTCGCCAGCCGCTTTGAATAGCTGGCGTGAATGAATTCGCTTTCGGGAAAATTTCCCATGCACCACGCAATGAAGTTGATGACCGCAAGTTCAGTCTTTCCGCTGCGGGGTGGAATGTTGATTATCAGTCTGGTCGTGTCGCCCAACACGACACGTTCCAGCGCATCGCAAATTGCACCCTGGTGCCAGTTTGGCTTCATGGGTACGCCTTTGCGTGCCTGGAACATGGTCTGTGTGAATGTCAGCAGGTCAGCCCTGCAATCCGCGATTTCAACAGGTGTCATTTCTTCTTGTGCTTCGCCCTAAGTGCCTGTAACACCGCCTCCTGTGAAGCAGCAGGACTCATAGTACCGTCGCTGCTGGTGTGGTCAATCTTCTGCGCTGATTCCCATCCCATCATCTTTGCCAGTTGCTGCACGGCCTGTAATGGTGAATGAGTCTTAATCTTAATGCCGTCCTTGCTGGCGTTCAGTTCAGCGATGGCAGCAAGTGCGTCAGGATTTTGCAGTGCGGAATCCTTGATCTTCCAAATTGATTGAATCACGGGATTTCCATCACCGTCCCGCCCAACTTCAAACGTGCCGAACTCCACCAAGTCTGATAGGTCGGTGCGTGCAAAGTTGGTCAGGCGTTCAAGTGCTTCCTGCCGCGTCATGACAGCATCCGTCACGGCTGATTTGTTCAATTCGGCCAGCCGTGCCGTGATAGTGCCGTTTTGCGTCAGTTCCGTGGCCTTGCGTTGAATCGTTGCAGGTTTCATGTTCTTGGTGTTGTAAGACTGGCGGTACGCTTCAGCAGCGTTGCCAGTCTTCAGATACACCAGGCAGAATTTCTCCTGCTTTGGCGTCAGTTTCATGTCACTTCACCATCCTTAGACACGTTCCCAGGGTGACGGCTGCAATCAGTCCAAGCAGTGCCTGCCCCATGACTACTGCCCCAGCGGCAACGGGAAATGTTACGGCCATCAGCACGCCTGCAAGGATTGTCTTGAATGACAGGTCACAGCGATGCCAATGCAGGCCGATACCGAACATTGCACCAGTGACCAGCAGCGTCACGCCATTGGGTTGTTGCGTCTTGAATTCAAGTAGCGCCAGCCCCAAACCAAGGCCCATCAAAACGGCGGTGATAAGTGTTTTAGTTTTCATCGATATTCTCCACGTATCCGGTTGCAGGTGATGTAGCAATGATCTGCTGAAGAATCGGCTTCCACGTTCTCCAAAACTTCAGCGCTTTCCGTCCATTTCAATGATGCGGTTGTCATCAAAGTTCCACCAGTCTTCCAGTTTATGACGTTGGCAACCGATTTGCGCGGGTCAGATTTGCGCGGGTCAGATTTGCGCGGGAACCTTCTTCACCATCGGAATCCACAAAGCGTGCTGTTCAATGATTTGATTAATGTCCATTGCAGTTCACCTCAAGGTTTTTAAAATTCGGCCAGTTGCCGTCACACACCATCGCTTCATAGTGTTCCATTTCCTTCAGTTCATCCTGGTAGTCCATTTCACCTACCAGACCGAAGACGGCAAGGACTGCCGCTAACGCTAAAACAATTTTCATGCTGTTTTCCGTTTTGTTGAACATGTGCGTATTGTGCTACGTTGTACAACATCTGTCAAGCGTTATTTTCGATGATGAACGCCAAGCAACACATTGCGTGTGCCAGATGGTGCAGACCACTTTCAGCGTTGTGTGATTCACCCTGCCTGTAGGCATTCAGATGACGCATCGCTGCCCCCCATGTAGCGCCGTTCAAGGTTTTCCAGCGTGCGCCAGTTTTCAGGCCCGTACTTCTCCGCCCCGAACGTCAGAACCTTAGCCAGTTCAATTTCAGCATGGGGCGGAATCAGTTCCATCATCGGCTTGCCTGCATCGTACTTTTTCCCGGTCATACAATTCTCCAAATCCGCACACCGTCGCCTTCAGCGCGAGCCATGAAGCGGAACTGCTCACCCTTCCTTCTGCGTTTGTAAGCCAGCACACGGGCTGCTGCGTACTCATTACCCGTTGTATCGGTACCTTTAATGAACACGCTGTCACCGGGCTGCATTTCTGTGAATGGGTACGACTTGTACCCTGTGGATCGCGCACCATCAGCAGTGGATGGAACCTTCTCGTCAGGAGGCGGAACGTCTTTATCAATTGCGTACATGAACATGGTGATTCCATCTTATAAAGTAACAGTGATAGTAACCCTAACATGTTTGACTGTCAACCGCTTTTCCAGCGGATACAATGTTACGGCACAGAATGCATTTTCCTATAGAGATATTCTACTGAATCAATTTTATAACTTTTGTATATTCCGTAATTCTATAGTAACTCTTTTCTATCTTTCTTTCTCTAATTTTCTGATCTTAAAGAAAAAGAATGTATCCTATAACTTTTACTCTAAGTTATTGATTTTACTGGCTTTCTCGGTTACATTTCGTTTTGCAACCTTTTGTGTCCTGTTGCCGAAATTTTGCGGCAATCCTCAAAATTTGCGGCAATCCTCAAAATTTGCGGCAACAGGACACAAAAACACAATTTTTTCTGTAACCTTAATGAGAATCATTATCAACATATAGGCAAAAAGAAACCCGCATTTCGGCGGGTTTGATGATCAGCAAGGCGTCAGTGTTGTCGTCACCGTCCTTTCATACAGGTCATACAGGTCAACAGGGGTCATCAGTCCATGTTCAGCGGTGGCTACGTACAGCGTCGGGGTGGCCTTTGTCTTCCCGTCCACTTTCTTAACACCGCGCACCTTGCGCCAGCCGATTTGCTCCATCGCTGTATCCAGGCCGTTGTTACCTACCCGAATGTTCAACATGCGGCAATGTGCCTTCAGTGCCTTGCTAGTGACCACACCCTTGTCAAACGGCGGCAAGCCTTCATTCACCAAGTCTTCCAAGTCCTGTTCATAGTCGTAGCGGCTGGCCTGTGCCATTTCCCGCGCACCATCGGTGACGAACGGCAGCACGTTGTGGTTGAACTGACTAATGTCACGTTGCATCAGGTAGTTCAATACCATTGCTGCACCACCTGCCCTGTACCATTGCTGCAACATCCTGTAGTAGTCTGCGTCCTTCGGGTCTACCCATGAATCCACGACAAAATAACGCTGGTCGTCCTTGTCGATGGTGAAGCCGCTGCGATAGTTCGTCATCATCAGCACGCCCATGCAGTCCACCTGCGTGACCACTTGCCCACCCTTCAGGTTCAAGGTGCGCTTGCCCGTGGCCGTGGGTGCGACAATGGTCTTCATTTCATTGCTGGCATCGCGGTCTTGCGTGCGTTTCACTTCGGGAATAATCAAGAATTTCCGCTGGAATAGGTTGTCACCCCATCCTTCAATCACGTCCTTGATCTTCACTTCACGCGCTGCGTCACCCATTGCCATGGTCAGCGGTGCGTACAGGCTGTCTTTGCCGTTTCGTGCCGTTCCACGGTGAATGATGGCGAAAGACGGCTTGCTTGCTGGACGCTGCACAAGTGCCGCCAGCCAGTTCAGCACGCTGTCACGTTCCGCCTGATTGGGAATCAGATATTCAACGTGCGCCAGCCACAATGACACATCGCCCTTGATTGGACTCAGTGCGAAGCCCCGCCATGTGTTCACCATGCGCTTGCCTTCATCTTCATAGATGATCTGCTCACGTTTCGGCGGCGCTACGCTAACAGGGTTCCAGCCCAGGCGATCAGCTACGCTCAGTTCTGGCGGCACTGTCAACAGCAGCAGGCGGCTGGCGGGTTCTTCACCCGTGTCATTGATGTACTTGTTATCCAGGCCACGGGGAACCAGCGTCATGCCACTGCGAATGTCGTAGAACTCATTGCGCGGGGCCAGATAAATGTAGCGGTACGGGTCAAAATCACCGAACCCCGCTTCAGGGTTTGTTTTCCAGCCTTCGCGCAAATCCTTCAGAATGGCCTTGAATTCCGCCACGTTCCAGTGCATCACGTCGCGCACCTGCTTGTGCCAGTTGACCCGTTGCAGTTCAGGTAATGATTCCATCACTTGCAGGATGCGCGGCACGATGCGTTCAGCTTCTTCGGGTTCGGACACACGCAGCTTGTCCATAAGCTGTTGTAGCGGCGTCGTGTCATCCTTCACTGTGACTGGTTGATTGCCCCCGTCAAGAAACGATACCACGGGGGTGTTATTCCCCGTGCCTCCTATGGTTGGCTGAACAATGTCCATGCCTTTCCACATCCATTCCACAATGGCGCGTTCAGTGTTGCCCTGGTGGTCAAGCTGGACATGCGCCGCCCAGGCATCGAACGTGCCGTGTAGTGGGTCGCCCCCGTGGTCGGACTGCCACAAGCCGTCCTTTTCTGGAATCGGTCGGATGGCTGGCGCACCTGTTGCGCCAGGGTGCGCCCAACGCTGTTTCACTTCATGGAAGGTGTAACCGTGGCGGGTCAGGATTGATTCAACAGTGACCGCTTCGTTGTATTCGGTGCGCACGCCCTTGGCTTGGAACGCCAGTTTTGTACCGCCACCCATTGGCGGGCGGTAAGTCGGCACGTCACCATTGACCGTGTAGCCAGCGGCCACGATGCCATCAACAAACCGTTGCGAGTATTCACGCAGCTTGTCGTCGTCGGTTGACAGTTCCTGCCACAGTTTCAAGAATGCTTCAGGTACGGCTGGCGGGTTGTCAAACCGATTCGCCCCCGCGTAGTGCTGTGAATAGACTTCAGGTGAACCTTTGCCTGTGTAGACCACCCCAGGCACAACGTCCTGAAGGTTTGGTGACTTCGCACGCAGTTCAAGTACTGTCGTGCCCTTGCCTTTGCTGTCGAACACATTAATAGTCAGCCAACGGCACAGACCGTCAGCATCCGCACGGAACGCAGACCGCCCACCACTGTTCGGACGTGTGGAACTGGTGCGCACGCCAGCCGCCAGCAGTTCATCAAGATCAAAGCCCCAGGCGGCAAGACCTGCCCGCGCCATATCAACGTGGTCAGGGTCAAGACTGCACAATCCGTTGACCGCCAGCGGCAGGCCGTAGCCCGTGGCGTCATCGTCAATCTGTGTGACGCTGTGCTTGTTCCATTCGATGCCGATAGGCTGTTTTGTGTAGTTGTGCAGCTTGACCAGCTTCAGCCCTGCCGCGTGCAGCCGCCTTGCTTCAGAAAGGTCAGGCTGCATTGGTGCATCAAGAAACATAACCTTTCCCCTTCTCTAACCATTTACGTATTTCCTCAGTGTCATACAGCACCACTTGACCCCGCTTGATAGGTTGCGGGAACCCTTCTTCTTGCCGCCATCGGTACAGCGTCGGGACGCTGATTTGAAAGTGATCGGCGGCTTCTTTCGCACGTTTTAACATGGGACGCCCCTTAGCCATTGATAACGCATGATAACCGTTGATAGTCATTGACACAATAAAAAGATGCTTGACAGCTTATCAGATTTGTTTAACAATGTGCAACGTAACACCACAACCGAGGAAAATTTATGAACACTTTCTTAACGGTGCGGATGGACGAAAAGGCGCTTGAAGCCTTCAAGACCTACTGTGCCGAAAAACTTGAACGCCGTCATTCTGACGTAGTTCGTGAATTGGTCACGGCTACCACTGAAGGCCGCGTGAAGATCACCCCCACCGAGTCCCAAAAGGAGATTTACAAATGAGCATCGAAAACAACCTGAACCGCATCGCTACCGCCCTTGAACTGATTGCTCAGGCCATGCAGCCGCAAGTGGTCACGATAGCGCAAGACCAAGTACATGCTGC